GTAGCGGTCGTGCTATAAGTTACCGTGACAGTATCACCAGATGTAACAGTCTTGGCAGTGCTGAAGTTGCCTTCTGAGTACAAAGTACCCGCAGTGCTAGAGATTGTGCTGACTGCGCCAGTACCTGTCACCAAGAAACATCCATACACAGTAGCAGAACCTGTCATTGTGTAGGTAATCGCTGTCGCTGTAGATGTAGTGACGTTTGATGGAGTCGTGCCAGACGAAGAAGCCGCTGCAAATACTGCCGTACCGCGCACTGCTGAACCGCCCACGGTGTAAGTAGTCAACTCAGTCCATGTCTTGGAAGTCATGGTGTCTGCGGCTGCATACGTAGTGCTGTTGTTAATCAGACCTAAGAACGGGCCAACGGTTGTGTATGTACCAGATGTACGCAGGAGTGTGTTTAGCAACAACTCTTTACCAACGGCTACGACCAAGTTAGGAAATTCATCTTCCCATTTGAGGTTACCTTGTGCGTCATGGCAGACAACATGGTACTGACCATCAATGCCCATACCTTCTGGGATGGATGCGTTAGCTTGCAGTGTGGCTACGGCGTTATCGCCAAAACCGGATTGTTCTTTATGCATGGTTGCTCCTATGAGAGTCGGATGATTGCGGATGTATCGGTAGCAGACGGGAACTGTACCGTGAAAGTTGTTGTTGAGGTCTTGTCGCTACCAAAATCTAGTACACAAACAGCCCCATTATCTCCGGCCTTATAGATTAACGCACCCCGTGCAGTTAACGCTGAAGTCCAAGATGAATTCGAGAAAGAGATATACGACGTTGATGGGTTTGTTCCACCAATGATCGGCACCTGTGAGATTGTAAGCAAGTTACCACCAGCCGTATAACCAGACGCTATTACTTCTCCGTCTGTTGTGTACGCAGTGGTAGTGTTGTTAAGCGATGCAGAATTGGAATACAGGGCAAGGTAGAAAGAGCCAGACGTGAAGTTGAACGAGCCATTCATCAGCCCAGTCAAAAACGTGTTGCATGTCCAATTACCTGTAAACGCCATTAGGATACCGCCTGTCTATATTGACCAGAACGGTATGCGTCTTGACGTTCCATACCATCGCCTAGACGTTTAGCCAACGCTAATGCTTCCTTATATTTAGCGTCGTACCCAGTAATGATATCAATCTCACCCTTCATGAAAGTGTAGGCTTCAACTAATGAACCATACAACAACACGGTATCAAAGTTATCGCCAAGCCAAGTTGTACTAGCCGTTACTATTGACTCAGGGTAGTAGTAATAGTGAAGCTCCATGCTATACGATGCATCGGGGGTTGGTCCAACAAGGAAAGACAACTCATTACTGATCGTAGAAGATGTAACAGTAGGACCAAACAAAGCGTAGTACTTGGGGATACCTACATCTGTAGTTGGGTTTGGATACGCTTGGCGAATGAAGTTCACATCCTTGTTCAACAAATACTCGTAGTTCCCGCTACCATCAATAGACGCCAGCGAATACACAGCTAAGAAATCATCTGGGGCAGACAAGTATCTGTTAGTTGTTGATACATTACCTGTGACATTCTTACGTAGTGACGGAAACTGAATGGTGTTGTAGATGCGTTGTTCTGCCTGCTCAACAAAGCGAGCAATCTGATCATCTGCGGTTACTGCGGCACCGCTAGATAAATACGTAGTTGGAAATTGGTTTTCCGTATACGTTTGGATTGCTGAAGACAACGCAGCGTAGTTCATGCCATCGGGCCTCTAGATTTGATACCTTTGGTAGCCGCTCCATGACCACGCATGGTGATGCCGTCAGTCTTGGTAGGCTTGTAGTTACCTTTACTGAGAGCGCCAGTGGAGATGTTCATCTCAGCCATAGTCTGAGCACCGGTCTTGTTCTTGATAGCGTTATTCACGTTAACAGGAGCACCGCTCATATTGTGTGGTTCAGCATAGACGCTAGCCGCGCCAATTTCTTTACCCATTCGCTTATCGCTAAATTTAGCCATATTAGCCTCCGCGTTGGTTATTTGCGCGAGCCATGTTACGACCAACAGCACGCATTGCTTTGCCTGTTACGCCGCCCTTACCATACTTGACCGGCTTCATGCCTTGATGCATTTTTTTCTCATGCTTATTGATCATTGAGCCAATCAATTTTTTGTCCTGTTTTAAATCTGCTTTATCCATTTCAACTCCTAGGTTGTTGATATCGTTACTGTACCAAGTTGCACGCTTAATGCCAAGTTATTTGGCGTTAAAACGGCATCAAAAAATGATGACCCACCTACTGGGTTCCACCCCCACTGGAAGACTCTACTACCCCCAGATGGATAACCAAACCCGTCCTCAGTAGTATTGTTTGTCAAGTCAATCTGTAAGCCACTAGATCCTGAGACTTGGTAGCTAACATCCGGACGAGGCTCACGCACCGCCTGTGGGTCATTGACTGGATATAGACCAAGAGACAACTGAGGCTGATCTGGATCCCAACAGGACGGACAAACCTTGATGTTGTACAGCTTAGTCTTGACAATCTGCTTTCTTAACTCTTTGAGCATGTAGCGACCAGCACACCGATCGCACTCTGCAATCGCGTATTTACCGGAAGCAAACCGACTAGGCATTAGTAAAACAACTGACGAGGAACAAACCTGTCAGGAGCCTTCTCACGATCCTCTTGGGACGCCAATAGCCATTGCTGCTCATACTCTTGCTTCAAGAACATTACCCGATCTGGAGACACTTCTGGCTTCTTCTGGGCAATGTAGAACGCTAAACCAGCCACCAAACAGGGGATAAATCTAAATGGGATATCTTGGATGTTTACACCGTTACCGCCATCTTGCAGGCGACGCATGCGCCAGTACACAAATATGTACTGATCACCGGGGGAATTAGGGGTAGGCCAGACGTTGATGCTAGGTAAGTTAGTGACCGCTATCGTTGTAGTCGCTATTGCATGCGCAGCAGCTACGGTGTAGTTTTGTCCACGAGAGCAGTTTAAAAGCTGACCAGCGTTAGGCAAACCTGAGAGTGGTGCTGGATTTACGTTCTGGTACACGATTGTTTCTGTAACGCCACCGGTAGTGACGTTGATAAACCCAGCTGCGGCAAGCTGGGTTATATCTGATACATAGACAGTAGTGTCAGTAGACGTAAGAGCCGTAGTTAGAACTACAGTAGTGCTGTTTCCAGCACCAGTCTGGCGGTTAATCCAGACTTGAATAGGTCTACCTTGAGCCAACTTATTAGGAATCATGGCATACGTAGATTCACTAATACGAGAGATGTTAATGTCGATCTGGTTTAGGTCATTAGCTTGGGTACGGACTACCTGATCAAGCAAGTCAATCGTGTCTTCTGGGAATGGGTAGATACCCTGCCCAGTGTTCATTACGATCTGGCCTTGCTCAATAGTCCATAGATTGATGCCACGGTTAGCCCATTCAATCGTCAGCATGTTGAGCGATCGACGTCCTGTACGGAACTCATAGCCCGTACGTATCTCTAGGCCCGCACGTTCATACGCCTCCTCCATGATCTCATTGAGATCGAGGTTAAACGCCGTGAGTCCAGAGGTGACTGCCATTATCTAAATCCTGCTGTTTTCTTAGCTACGCTTTTTGGCTGTGCTACGAATTGCTTCCCGGCTTTTTTGCCAGCACGCTTTGCACGAGTTGTAGCAGCGTACTCAGCCGGGCTGAGACTTTTGATCGCAGCTTCTGGAAGGTATCGCTCACCTGTTTTACTAGACGGTTTTCCACTTTTGGTTCTCCATTTCTGGTCACCCCAGTTTTTTAAGGACTGTTGCGGCGCTTTCAATCTTTGTAACCCCCACCTGCAGCCTTATATTTCTTGGCTACAAGCTGAGCTTTACGGGCTGACCATTGACCTGCGCCAGTACCATGAGTTGCTGCGGCTTTTACCTGAGACACAATCCGCTTACGCAGACTGGGTTTTGTGTAGTTACCTGCGGCGTTTACCTTCCCACCTTCTTTATACTCAGTAAAGTCGGTTTTATCACGGCGTGGTTTTTCAACGCCTTTAGGCATCTTAGATGCGCGTATATCTCCCATGCCGCGACTCGGTCTCATTTAGCACATCTTTCCACGAGTTTTACCTTTGGTAGCAATACCATCAGCACGACTGGAAGCTGTACCGCCTTTTTTGAAGGTCATATCAGATACTTCACTAC